TGGAAAATCAAAAATTGTTTTAGGTGGATTGAGTATATAGTTTGTATCTGGTAGGTTTGGTAAGTATATTTCGTCCATAGTATGAGAGAAGCCTTTGCTAAAGCATTAGTGCCTGTAACCATAATAACCTTCGTAGGAATTATGGCACTAGCACCTTTGTACGTCACCATGTCTATGATGACCAGACAAATGGAAAAGACTAATTAATCAGCAGCTTCGGGTGTATTTCCCTCTGCTACCCATGCTTTAAAATCTTCATTATCTTCGCTACATGAGATAGATTGTGAACCATCATCTTCTATTCTTAAATAAATTTTTGTGGATTCTGGAGTGATTGTATCAGGATCTTTAAATTCTTTGTATTTCATAGTTATAACTCCGCAGAAAAACCTAAAAAGAAATTTGTTGTGTTTGCTCTTAACATAACACCTTGACCAGTATTTAAACTTGCAGAAGTTTGGTTTGTACCTATATTACAATTAAAAATCGAAGCAACTTCAAAAACTGGCACGACATTACAAACTTCATAAGTACTTGTTCTTGCTACAGTATAGTCACTTGCTGTACCCGAAGTTTCTAAAGCCGTAGGTCTTGTTCTCATAGTAGTAGGAAATGGAATCATAACAAAAGCTGCTGAACCAGATTTTTGAAAACCAGATCCAAACCTTTGCCCTGCTTGGTCACAGGTCAATCTATAATAATACCTCTCACATAAAGCAAGCTCTTGACCGAATGACCTATGCTCAAAATCTGTTGCCACGCTGCCTACTTCTAATTGTATTCCTGTAATCAACCATTCATTTGAAGTATTGTCTGCAATATTTACGTTTAATCCATTAACTCTATTTGCTTTTGTATTTGATGCCCAAGATGTTTGCTGAGTTCCACTTGTAAAATTAGTGCCAGCAGCTAACCAAAAATGAACATACAAACCAGCAGCATTACTATCTGCTATTGCACCAGAAGTATCAGCAGGGAAAGTCACAGTATATCTGTTCCAATTTGTATTTGAAACTGTATAAGATTTTGAAACTTGTCTTGAATTTGTATCATCTAATAATTCACATACATAATTTCCAGTTTTATTTGTTTTTACATAAAAAGAAACAGTAAATTGTTTTGCAGATGATGTACCTTTTGCAAAATCTTGTAAATTATGACCTTCAATAATTTGTCGAAATAATACAAGATCATCTCCACCTAATGAAGCATCAGCCGTTGTGCAATCAAGTTTATAACTGGCAGCAAAGCCATCTGGTGTATCTGTTGAAATTGTATTTGTCCAAGTACCGCCATTAGCTAAGACTAACTGCATTCTATCTGCTGTGTAATAATCACTCCCAGTAATTCCTGTTGAGGAAGTTCCTCTTTGATGAACTGACATTGCTCCGTTTATTATCTTATTTCTATTACTTAGGTTATTAGTAATATTGGCAGTACACGTTCCATCAGTATTGTTGACAGTAATAGCAGCAGCACTAGCTCCTACCCCTTTTATCGAATTTACCTTGATCTCTGACATGATTAACTAGGTTTTGGGTTAGCGTCTTTAACCGCTTTGATGTGGGTAGCCCACGTTCCAGTTGTATCTAGTTTACCTGCAAGCATATCTGCATACAACATATCAAGTTGATTTCCGATTGTATCGTAAGTTGTAGAACCATCAGTTGTTCTATCGGTTTTGTACTTAACAGCAGCAGCTTCAGCATCTAGTTTGGTTCTTGCAACATCTATCTTGCTTTGCTCAAGAGTTACTGACTTACCATCTTTATCAAACGCACCAGCAGAGTCATCTATTGTTACTACGTTTGAATAAGCAGAACGTATTGCATCATGATCTAAACTCATCCTGATACCTCCATAACTGTAATTGACGAGGCACATTCTTTAGTATATTGATTGTCAGCCTGATTTCCACTTCTATTTAAATACATTGTCTCTGAACCATGTGATTGTGCAGATACTTGAATATGATATGTTAATGCAGATGTGCTTGATGGACTATCAAGATATTGGAAAGCAACATTATATACACTATTGTCTTCAGCGGTTGGAGTACCTGTTGTAACTCCTTGACGATTGGAAGAATCAGCACCTTGAAATATATCTGTTGTACCTCGTTGTAATGCAATACCTGTTCTATTGTCAGCAGTACCGCCAACTGTCATATTAACTAAAACTAAAATTTTTGAGCTTGTTGCAGATGGGGTAATATCTACAGTCATCGGAGTACAGTCAGTCAAGGTAGAACTCGATGTTGAGAATTGGTTTGTAGTAGCCGTACTAACAACTTGAAGAATTTTACCTAAAGATGCTGTGCTTGTTAAAAGTGTTGCATCTGCTGAATCTGGTAATGTAAAGACTCTGTTATTACTAGATGATGAGGGTGCTTGTACACTTACTGACCCACCACCTGATGCTGCGTTTAGTTTAATCTTTGCTGTCATGGTTTAGGATATTTGTCTTTGGTTACTTTGATAGTAGCTTTCCAAGCATCTATACCATTATTATAGATGTCGTCTAACTGGTCAACAATAGAGGGATATTCTGCTCTTCTTTTAGATTTATAACTATCGTTTTCTAAATCCCAAGCTGCTTGTAATGCTGTTAATCCATCTGTGCATTGTTTTTCTGTAGGCTTAGAACCACCATCTAAAACAACTAAATTTGCATAGATTTTATTTGAAGAATCACTCCAACCAAACCATTGACCTGATCTAACAGTTACTAAATAATTTTCAAGAGTTGTTGGCCTCATTATGTGTCTCCTAAACGTATAAAGTAAGCACCTGTATCAACCCTAGTTGCATCGCCTTGCCAATTTACATCTTGTCCCGCCTGTACATTAAATCTAACTTTATAATTAGTTGTATTTTGCACATCTAAAATTGCTTGAGCTATCATTTCTGATTCCCAGTTCATTGATGGTGGGTTTTGATGACCATTAGATGTTCTAGCTAAAGCTATATTATGATAATTACTTCCATTGTCAGGAGTTGCTTCTATATATGCTCTCATATAAGCATTAGCACTATTATCCCAATAAACAGCTTTAAATTGAATTAAATAATAACCTGTACTTGGAAATGAAAACACACCTGATGATTCACTCATTCCTGTGCCTAATTGATGAGACATAGATCCACCATAAGAAGGTCTTGCCCAATTACTTGTTATTGGTTGAACATTATCATCGCTAAAATCAGTATTTACAACCCATGTATCAGCTTCAGTTATACCTGCAACTATACCTGTTAAAGATGCTCCTGATATAGCTGGTAAAGCTCCTGACAACTTAGAAGCTGCCATTCCATTTATATCTGCATCTAATATGCAGCCATCTGGTAAACCGCCATTTGCTAAACCTCCGATTGTATTGTTGCTGCCGTTAAATGTTAGAGCCATTATGGAATCGTTACAACTGAAGGACTATTTATTGTTAGTGTAGCATTAATTGTTAAGGGGCCAGCAACCAAAGCGTTATGATTTGCAGTTATTGTGTAATCATTATCCATCGTATTTTCTGACTCATGAAATATAGATTCACCACCCCCACCTTGAGCACCTGCTGTTATACCAGTAAGGTTTGATCCGTCACCATATAATGTGTCGGCATAAATATTTTGCCAACGTACAGCATTATCTCCAAGATCATGTGTGCTGTCAGCAGCAGGGATTAAAGTAGTACCTAATACTGATTGCGTTTGACCTAAAGCAAATTTTTCAGTACCAGCAATATAATGTTTTAGAGATTGTAAATTACCCCAATATTTAATACTAGCGTGTCTTGACCCATCATTTGTAGTGAAGTCTAAGTCTGAAGTACCGTTTCCGTTATAAACGTGTTTAATACTTAAAGTAGCATTATTTGCTGTATTCTCTTCAAACAACTCAAGTTTATTTAATCCATCACTAGGTTGATACATCCTAAGTGCAGTTTTATTTGCACCAGTATATGTAAAATCCTGTAATCCAACTTTAAATTCTCCATTAGCTGTACCACTACCAATAACTTCTGCTTTACTATTGCCTTCTTCAATTTTATCTGAATCAGGTAAAGAAACAGTATCAAAGCTTAATCCACCACTACCATCAGTCTTTAAAAACTGACCTGCATCACCATCATTATTGGGAAGAGTTAATGTATAGCTTGCACCTGCACTATGAGGTGGTGACTTGATTTTTACACCATGACTATTTTGACTACAGTTAAGTTGTACTGTTCCATCAACACTACTGCCATCACCTTTTACTTCAACAACACCTGTACCATTAGGATTTAATTTTATATTGCCATTAGTTGTACTTGTATTAATCTCACTAGCTTGAACATCTAAGTTACCACCTAATTGTGGGGTAGTATCTTCAACAAGATTACTCATACCACTACCTGCTGGAACTGTTGCCCACTTCACACCTGTAGCTTCATTACTGTCAGCAACTAACACATAGTTATTAGTCCCAACAGGAAGTGCTGAAGGATCTCCAGAACCGTCACCAATTAAGATTTCACCTTTAGTATCAAGATCGCTGTTCATTACTGCACCAGCAGCATTTACGTTAGTGGCATCTGTCACATCAGCACTAGCTTCTATACCTGATAACTTAGTTTTTTCTGCATCTGTAAAAGCGTTTGTATCGCTGTTTGCTTCGTAAGCTGTTTTTATTTCTGCATTAGTCTGGTCTGCGGTAGCAGAAGCTTCTATACCATTTAATTTAGTATGATCTGCATCTGTAAATACGTTACTGTCAGAAGCCGATTCAACTAATCCTCTTATTTCACTAGCAGTCTGATCTGCGGTTGCATTAGCTTCTATAGCATTTAGTTTGCTGTGGTCAGCATCAGTAAAAACATTAGAATCTGTAGCTGCTTCTACTGCTGCTCTTATCTCAGCATTAGTTTGATCAGCAGTTGCACTAGCTTCAATATTATTTAACTTAGTATGGTCAGCATCAGTAAACACGTTGCTATCACTAGCACTTTCTACAAGTGTTCTTATTTCACTAGCAGTCTGATCTGCTGTAGCAGAAGCTTCTATTGCATTTAATTTAGAATGATCTGCGTCTGTAAAGACATTACTATCAGTTGCAGCTTCTACTGCTGCTCTAATTTCTGCGTCTGTCTGATCTGCGGTAGCTCCTTCTTCAATTCCATTTACTTTAGTTGTAATTTCTTGTTGAGCAAATAATATCTGGTCACTATTATTATCTAAATCTGTTTCTGTTAAAACACTACCATCAGCAAAATCTACTTTTTTTACACTTATATTTGTATCTCTAACAAATTTAATATTGCCTGTACCAGAAGGAGGTATGTTGCCAGAAGTAAAAGTAACTGACGAACCACTAATTGTATAGTGAGTACCTAGTGTTTTAAGAACACCACCAACTGTTACATCAACTTCAGTATTCTCTAAGAAAGAAAAAGATATAGCAAAGTTGGCTGTACTGCCATTTCCGTTATGAGTTTGTGAGGTAGCAGTTGTGTTGGTAGCCATAGTTAGTTTCCAGAGAAGTTCTCTAATATTGGTATTATATCTTCATAAGCTCTTCTGTTCTCGTTTTCAGCCATTGATTTTATTTTTTTATCCATAATATATTCTTTATAATACTCTACAGCAACTTTTTTGTAATCCTTCCAAAAAGTTCTTACTGGAAGTTGTAGTTCTTTTCTTATAATTTCTTTTCTTGTTAACATTCCTTGTGCGTCAATACCACCAGAACGATCAGCTTCTAATTCTTTTAAAGCTTTGATATTATTTTTATTTCTAGAAAGTTCTAAAATTATTTCTGGAAAACGTTTACCATTTTGCGGATCAAAGAAAGGTCTGCCTTTTTCGTCATAGCTTATTTTTATAAAAGGTATTAGACTTGTTAGCTTGTTATATTGTTGTGTTGTTAAATTTACTTCATTACCATATTTATTAAATCTAATAGTATCAAGCGGTGGTACAAGCTTTAGATCTAATCTTCTTATATATTCATCAACAGGATTGTCTTTTTCTTTTTTATATTTAAAAGGATTGAAATAATTACCAAAGAAAGCACCCTCTGGGTATTCTGCAATTCTGCCTGTTGTCATGCTTCTTATTGGTTCAATATCTGCACTAAAACCTGCTGTATAGTCTTGCAAACTTCTTGTTATCATTGTGCCAAAAATATCTAAATCTTGGAAAGGATTATTAGATAGTTTTAAACTACCAAAATCATTACCTTCATATTCACCATAATCTTCTGTATAGTTTCCTCTGTCTTCAATTCTTTCTGTTTGAGGTTTTGTATCTCCTTTTCTAAATTTAGTTTTTCTTTTTGGAAATCTACCTTCGTATGTTTTAGTTCCTAATAATTTACCTTCATTATCACGAAGTTCGTATGTCCATTTTTCACCTCTTGCTCTTGTAATGCTTCTCCATAAAGAAGAAAAAGGTACAAGATTTGCAGCGTAATTTGCTCCTACTCTATAAAACCTTTTTAAAGCACCAACATCACTTGTTAAATCAATAAAATCTGCAACTTGTTTAAGCATATATTTATTACCTATATTTCTTGATACCAAACCTGTGTAAGCAAAAGCAGCATTATCATAATCTTCATCACTTACAAAATCCCTAATATATGCTAAATCACCTGAGATCATAAACATAGAACCTATTGGTTCCATTCGAGATAAGAGATCTAAATATTCATAATTTGGTAAACCATTATCTCCTCTAATTACTTTGCCATCTTTGTCTTTCTGTAAAACTCTCCAACTATAAGGTAATTCATCAGTTCTTTTCTCTCCTTCTCTTAAATATTTATTATGATGACCTCCACCAATAAGTGCTAATTCTGCTTCTGGGTCATCTTTGGCTGCTGCTAAAGATATGAAATAAGCCCATAAAAGACCGCCCATAGTAGCTTCTCCGTTAGCTCTATATGCAGTAGCTAAGTCATCACTTAATAAATTATCATTATGTTCTTTTAAAATTCTTCCTATAGTTGCATTATATTTTGGTGGCATACCTTTAAATAAAGTTCTAAAGTCTGGCACACCTGTTCTTCTAATTACTTGTTTACCTATATTTACAGGTGTAGTAACAAAAGGAACTATTGGCCTTAAAGGAGAAGATTTTAATATTTCTGCAAGTTTTTTTGTTTGGGCTGAACCTGCACCATTTAGACCAAATCCTTTGCCTAGTTCAGTTGTAAATGTTCTATCTGCTGCATAATCTAAATTTCTTGTATATGCGTCTAAAATGTTTTCATTTGGTACAAAATCAGGAAAGGCAGTATCTTGTCCTCTAGTAAAACTTTTGGTATTAACAATATCTATAATTTCATCAAAATTACTTTTTACATAAATCTGAAAAGATTTACCTGTTAATCCTCTTTCTGTTGCTTGTTGCGTAAGATCACCCATAAGACCTGATCTAAATGCAATTTGTTTTGTAAACTCGTCACCTGCCATCATAAATCGAGAAGGTACTCTAACTCCATGACCAAATAAATTTATACTCTTTGCAAAAGCACTATCACCCATCATTCTTATTGCATATCTTTCATAAGCATCTTGTGTACCAAACATTCTTCTTTCATCAAGAATATTCTTATCAAGCCATAACGCTTTACCTGCTGCTTTAAGACTATCTATAGAAGAAGTAAAAATAGTAGCAAGCTCTCTAGCTGCCCTTATTTTCATTTGTTTGTCCATAATTGGACTACCTGCTGCTAGGTCTAAAGGACCAAGAGCAACATTAAATAAAGAACCAATAATATTGATAATTTGTGTTTCTGGTGCTGACAATAAATTATTTATAAACAACTCATTACTAATTCTAAAAAGCTTACCTGCCCTATCAGTTAAAGTCATACCTTGTACAAGCTTGCTTATTTTTTTACTATCACCCTGCATAGCTAATACTTTTCTTGTAATACCTAATAAACCTTCAATATCATTGTTTTTTATATAGGTTTGCATACCTTCATATAGCTCTTCTTTTGTTGGTATTAGTTTTTGTTCAGCTATTTGTTTTTTAGTCTTTTCAACTAAATCTCTTGTTGTTGTTTGAAATCTTTCTTTTCTTGCACGTTCAGCAGTTTTTTCTCCACCACCAATACCTGCTGCTACTTCTTCGTCAACTGATTTACGAATAACATCTTTAGGTTCTGCATCTATAAGTTGATTTACTCTTACTGTACCTGCTGTTTCGTTACTTATTTTTTTAGTTGGACCTGCAAGATTTATCATTCTTGATACATCTTCTGACCAATTCTGTAATAATTCATCTGGTATCTCTTCTCCAAGCATAAAAGCTTGTTCTATGTCAGTCATGTATTGGCTTACGTTTGTGGCTAATCTTTTTTGTTCTTTTATTGCACCAAGATAAATAACCCTCATGTGTTTTTCTGGGTCATTAGGACTAATTTTTTTTGCTATTTGTATTACTTTAGGCAACAATTCATCATAGCCCATAGCACTCGCAGCTTCTACTGAAAACTCATCAGGTATAACGATTCTATTTAAGACTTTACCTGTAGCTTTCCATGTATCATCAGTAATACTTTCTACATCTCCCCAAATCTTAGGATTAGGTTTTGATTGCTGTAAAGGCAAGTCAGTAGCTTTAATTTTAGTTTTTACACTACCACCTATATCTACTTTATTTATATTTAAAGAGTTTGCTGGATCAAAATATATTCTTACTTGATGTAGTCTTTTACCTTTACCTGCCTTCTTTCCTCCTTGATGTGTTAAACCACCAAAACCTTCTCTTTGTAATTCTTCAGTAAAAGAAGAAAATAAGTCTGCTGTCGTATTAGCACTAAGATCATTAGCATTAGAAATTAATTTTATTTCATCATAAATTTGAGCAATACTAGCATTTGAACCAACATTATCTAAAGCTCTATCAATAATATCAACTTCATCATAAGCATCAACATCAAAAATTTTACGCAGTTGATCTATTCGTTCTGGTGTTGCAGGTGCATCTAAATCAAAAAACTTTACAGGTTGTTTTTCAGTAACTTCATAAACAACACCACTAGGTTTTTTACCTTTTACTCTGTTTTTTTTCTGATATTTAGCAGCAGTTACTAAATCTTCTGTGACATAAAACCCATCTCCATATAAATTTTCTACAGCTTTACCAAATTCACCACCTTCTACAAGATTAATTTCACTAGCAGCACCATGATAAAATTTTCCTTGACCTCTAGTGTCTGGTATATCTATTACTGGTTTTGTTTTAGGTGCTACTTCATCAAACTTAGGTAGGTCATCTAATACTTTTGTAAATTCATTTGAAAATTCTTCACTACCTACAAGAGTTGCTTTATTTAACCTTTTAATTTGTTTTAGAGCATTAGCTAATCTAGTTGGGTTGTTTTTTATATCTTTCAATAGCTGAATAGTTCTATTAGCCATCTGTTCTGGATTTAATATATTAGGACCACCTGTAATATCATCAATAAGTCTTACAGCGTATGGTTCTAATACATTTTTTAATTTAGGTAATTTTGTTGCTGCTGTACCTGTCAGCCCAATAGTTTCTCCAAAAACTGTACCTGTTAAAAACTGCTTAAGTTTTGCTTCACCAAAATTACTTTCATCTCCTTCTTCTGGTCTTTCTGGTGCAGATAAATATTCAACAATAGGTTTTACAAATCTATTAGTAAGTACTGGATTTTCTATATCAGCTAAAAAATTAAATAAGTTTTCGTCATAAGCATCTACACCAACAAAATCCGCTGCTCCACCTGCTGTAAACCATCTAGCACCAGTAGCAATCTTGTCATAATTTTTTATACCTTGTAATGCTTTTATACCTTTTATGCCTTTCAAAGTCTTATTAAAACCAGCATAAGGTATCAAAAACCCAGAACCAAATTTAAAAACTTGATATGCTGCATCATCTAAATCACCTTCTTTTTCAAGACCTAAAGCTTTTAAATCAATTAGTTCATTTGGATCATAAGGATTACCTTGAATCCAATCAGCTATATGTTTTATTTCGTTTGGTATGTCAACAAGACCTGCTGCGGTAGCTCTTAAAGCAGTAGCTTCTTCTTCTGATCTTGGTTTTAAAAATTCATCTTGAGTTTTAGCAGCTTTTTCTATAACTTCTTCTGTAATTTGACTTGGTAAAACAACTGTTCCTCCTTTTCTAAGTTGTTCATATAAAGCTTTAGGTATATCTTTAATACCAAAATTTTTTAGTTTTTCATTTTCTGTGAAGTCATCAGTTTTTTTAGACCCAATACCAAAAGCTCCTTCTGGTACTGTATTTTCGTCTTGTGGAATTAAGTTTGAGTCTGTCATTTTTTAAAATAATGCTGGATTTCTACGAGCATCATTAAGAACATCTGTTACTAATTTAACGTAGTCTGAATCTGTTGCATAACCATTTTCTTTTAATCTTATTATTGCTTCTTCAGCAGTATCTACATTAATAGTACCTTTTCTAGTAGTAAAACCATTAAACCAATCATCATTATGATGTGTCTTGTAATCTAATAAACTCTCTTTTACAGATTTAAAGTTTTTAAACTTAGCTTTAACTTTAACCATTTTGCCATCTATTTCTTCATAAGTATCAACTTCAGTAAAGTTACCTGATTTTATGTCTTCTGGTCTTGCTTTTATCCCTAAGTAGTTATTTGTACCAGTAATTTTTAATCCATGATCTGACTCAACACCAAATTGTGCTGCAACTACTTCTGGAAATTTAATACCAACTTCTTTAGCTAAATTGTAAATTGTTTTAAAATTAGTTTCCATACGTTGTATTGCATTTGTGTTTTTGCTAATTATTTCTTTAGTGCTTTTTTGAGTTGTAGGAGCCATAGCAAGTAAACTGCCATCTACACCACCTAATGAAGTAATAATATCACTAAAAATTTTCTGATTTTGTGGTGTATTTAAAGAACTTAAATCTAATTCTGATTCGTAAAAATTATTATTTGTCTTTGTGGTGTTTGTGTTATTTGTGGGGTCTTCTTTATTTTCTTCTGAAAATCTACCAGTAAATTCTGATCCTCTATTCAAAATTCTATTAGGATCATCAGAATCTAAATCCGTTTGTTTAAATACTGCTTTTTTAAAAGGATTTTCTGCGTTTGGATATAATTGATTTCTTAACTTTACAAATTCTGGTCTTCCATCAGCAGCTAAAGCTTGTACAGCATATTGTTGTTCTATTGCTTGTACTTCTAAACTTGTAGGTCGTTTGCCATTTGTTTCTATATAATCTATGTAATATTTTTTTATCTTATCTCGAACATCAAAACTAATCTTAGTTGCTTTTACCATATTGCTTCTAGTTTGATCGTTAAAAGGACCAAGTATTTGAAACTTATTTCCTACACCTAAGTTATCGTTAACTATATTCATTATGTTAGTTGTAGAAGTTTGTATATCTTCTCCTAAACCATCACTTTCTGCTGCAAAGATTTTAAGTTTACCTATTAAGTCGATTGCTTCATTGTCCATTGTTGCATGATTATTTTCTATATCTGAAATAGCTTTTTCTAAATCAGTATCTAAACCATCAAATACACCTAATGTAATTTTCTTTTTTAAATCTGGAATAATTTTACTTTTAAGATCAAAGTTATCTGATTTACCTAATTGATCTATATAATCTTGTTCTTCTTTTGTTGTAAATCTAGTATCATTTTTTAACGCTTCATACGCATTTCGTTTAGTTTTTATTGCTGTAGTTTTTTCTGCATCTGTCATATCTACAGTAAGAGGTATTTTATTAATATTTTGAAACTTATTTTTAATTTCTAATTTGTTAAGTAAAGGTTGTACTTGATTTTTGTATTTAATTTTTTGCAATACTAATCTTTCAAACTTTTCATCAAAAGCTGCTGATTTTGTTAGATAGTCTTTATGACTTCTAAGATCTTTTTCTCCATATTTAACTAAACTTAAAAGCCTATCTGGGAAACTTTCAGCTAAAGCTAATTTTTGTGCAGCATCAGGTTTGCTTACATCTATATCTAATAGTTTTTCACCTTGAGCATAAATATTTTCTATAAGAGTTGTATATGTTTTAGTAGCATCTGTACCAGTAATACCACCTTTATACATATTTTCTAGGTAGTTATTTAAAATTTCACCAGCTTGATCTTCTTTTCCTTTGCTTAGATGTAAAGATGCTTCTGTTAAAATCTCAGGCATCAATCCTAGAAATTTATTATATTCAAAAGCTTGATTTTGTTTAGTTCCATAATTAGCATTCTTAAACATCTCCTTACTCATTTCGGGAATATAAAAATCATCTACTACAGTTGAATCAATATTTAATTTTTTAAAATTATCTAAATCTTCATCAAGATAACTTTTTCTCCAAGTTTTATATTCATTGCTATCAGTTTTAAATTCTTTTAAAAACTTTAATATAGGTTTTCCGTCCTCATCTTTTTGACCTGTATCAATTCTAGTGACATCATAATCACTCTCCATTCTGTTACTTCTTTTTAAAGCTTGTAATGTTACTAAAGATTTTTCATATTGTCTTCTATAAGCTCTTGTACCACCTATTATTTCTCTAGCTGTTTGTCTGCCTTCGGCTTTTTCAAGTTTGTTTGACAAATCAGCAATAGCACCATTATTTATTTCAGCATCTAAAACATCAGCAACAGCACGTTTTCTATCTTTTTTTGCTTTCGTATCGCTTTTACTTACAAGAAATTTTGTTATTGCTGGATTAACTGTTTGTAAGATTTCAGCTACATCCATAATGCTAGTTTTTCGTATAGCAGTAACAGGCTGTACAAAAGTATTTACAGGACTATCGTAAATCCTTGTAGCTGCTGTACTTTGAAAACTTGATGACATAATTTTAGACTCCAAAGATGTTGTCTTCTAGAGAAAGTTCAGTTGTCAAGGCACTTGTGGCAGCACCTAAAATAATTGATCCTGTTGAAGGTATTTGATTATAAGCAGTTATAGTATTACTTCTCAATCTGTTTCTTATGTTTTGATATTCTGATTCTGTACCTTGTATATTTCTATCATACTGCCTACTAAATGATTTTAAGTCTTGTCGTATAGATTCTGTAAAATTACCTCCTTGTCTTCCTAAATCTGCAAACAATAAATTTATATTGTTACCTGCTTGACCTGATGCTAACAAAGCACTTTGAGCTTTTAATATGTCTATATTTTTAGCAAATATATTTTGTGCTTCTTGATTTTCTTTTGAAGCTTTTTGTTCTGATAAAGCTAATTGTTGATTTCTTTTACTGTCTTCAGCAGATTTGACACCTGTTCTTTCTTGTTCAGCAGTTTGCTCCGCAGCGTCAGTTGCAGCACCTTTCATAGCAAGCCCTTCAAAAAGCTTTAGACCTCCACTAATAGCTGTTGGAATTGAACACATTTAGGCAATCCTCAGAAATTCATAGAATGGTTTTTCATGTTGTCCATACTTTTCGTGATAATTTATAAAAACAAAACCGAGAGCTTCTAACCACTTTATAGCAGTATGATTCTCTGCATATACAAAATTATATAGGAGTTTATAAGATTTCAACAAACTATCTACCCATTCTCGACCTTTTCTTATTAGTTGTATTTTGTATTTTTTATTAGAAAACAATTCATCAGTACAAATCATCCATATACAACCATCTTTTATTACTCCGCATAACCCCATAGGTTGATCTTTGTCACCAGCTATTGTAAGTACTCTTTGACCAAACAAATAACATAAACGTAAAGCATCTTCGGCATTTTTTCCTGTTTGGTATAAACCTTCTAACCTATCCATTTCTCTCATGTTTTGGCATACATAATTAAGATCTGATAATTTTGATTTTCTCAAATATCCCATTAAGCTCTTCTACTCCTCATGTGAAATACTCCTTCATATTCTGCACTAGCTAACAAGGTAGGCAAGAAGGTATTGTTCTTGACATCTATATCTACTCTATCTGATTTACTCATAATAGGTACTTTAAATGTTCCTGTATCTAAATTAATCTCACCAATAGCAGCAGAAGCAGCACCAAGCAAACGACCAGTAAATTTATGTAGAGATGTGTCTCTATTCTCAGGTGTTACTTCTACTTGGAAGAAACCAGAATCTTCATACTTAATATAAAAATGATGTATTTGTAATCGACCACTTATAAGTTCAGTAGCACCTCCTCCCCCTTGAGTTAGTCTTTGTTGACTAAACCTATAGTGCATTTCATAAGGTTCGCCAATAATAAATTTACTATTTCTAAAATCACCTGTTGCTGTAATGGTAGAAGTAGAACCATTAGTAGTATTAGTAGTCGTAAGTGCTTGCCCTGATGTAAGAGTTTTTGTATTGCCTTGAGCATCTACAAATGTACTTGTTTCTCCATTTGCCAGATACCTACCAACAATATTCATATTAGCTCTTAGTCTATAAGGAACTGTAAAAGTAGATAGACCAGTACCAGAGCTATAAGATACTGATACACCAGTAGTTGCTTCAGTTACTTTATGGTCTAGATGATATTCAAAGTCTGCATTAGGTTCTCTAAAGTTTGTTTCAAATGGTATCTTTTCTAAGGTCACACCATTAGCTTCTTCTACAACCATTATCAAATCAGTACCAATAAAATCAATATTTAAAATAGACCTATTGCTGTTTAATGTATAAGTAAACCAAGCATTAAGAGCTTTACTAAAGCCCTCTCCATATAACCATCTGTTTACATATAGCTTGTTTGGATTTTCTGTACCAAGCAAAACAAGAATGTCTTGGTTGTTTGATACTGCCATTTTAAAAATACCACTTGGTATCAGTCTTGGTACATGAATAGTTGTGTTTGCTGCATCTTGAATCTGTTGATTACCTGCAATAATATATTCTCTTATACCAGCAAAAGAACCTTTCTTGGTTAAGAAATAAATAGAAGAACCAGAACCTACAGGTTGTGCTGCTGCATTACTTTCAAATTCAGTCTGTACCAGTACGTTAGCTGTTGAAGGTGTAAGGTTATCTGCTGAACTTGATAATACAAATTGCGTTTGTTCAGAAAATAATATAAGTTTTTCTCCCATAGTTACTGCGTGTTTTAAGATCGCAACTTTGGTATGAGAAGCAGCTACATCTATGGGTTCAGTATCTAAAACTGATATGACTGTTTCAGAAAAGAAGTTAAAAAACTCTGAGACTGTCGAAAGTATTACATTATCTGCTGCTAAAAAACCAAGTCTATTTCTAAAAAAGAATACGTTATTAATTTTATTACCAATAAAAGAAGGGTTAGGTGAAGAAACTAAATCACCAACAACACGTTCACCCCATTTAGGTAATGTAAAAGTAGTACCAGATAATGTATAAGTATCACCATCTACTCTTGCAAATCTAAAATTACCATCTGCCTGACGTATTAAAACATGGGGCATGGTTGCATAATCAAATTTAAAAGGTATGCCAGCTTCTACTGTTTCTTGCCATTGTCCTTCTTCTAAAGCATTACCATTATTAGTTGTAAATTTAACGTAGTAGTTATCAAAGTTTGTACCTTCATCACCTGTAATTTCTACTACATATCCATTAGGTGACACATTTGGTAGATCAGTAAATTGCTGTACTGAATTTTTTATTACTGTCATCTTGGTATTACCTTGAGTATCAGTACCATCTATAGAAAAATCACTACCATCATTTTTCTTTATATGAATTACAGGACCATTTCTAGCAATCGTAAAACCTGTAAGACCAGAGTTTAAACCACTAGCAAGATCAGAAGCTACAGTATCAGTTGAAAGAGGATCATTACCATCTGTATTATCGGTAACTGTTACCCCATCTACAGTCACAGAGTAAGTTGTTTTAGCTGTTGCCTGAGTTATAAATACTACTGCTTGAGTTATATTACTAGCACTATTTGACAAAGCAGAATCCATTGCTGTTGTGATACTTGTATTAACAACAAAAGTAAAGTCAGCAATAGTTACTGTCTTCATTACACTTCTAGGATTTGATGTGTTTAAGTAAGCAGTTCCATCAGGTTTTGTTACTGTCTTTTCTGTACCATCTAACTCATAGACTTTGACATTACCATTACTAAATATTGCTACATACTGTTCACTAGCATCTCTATTTATAGTTTGTATATGAACATTACCAAGAGTAGAACTACCAACTGAAGCTAAGAACTGAGATCCCGACCTTTTTGTAAGACCAAGAACAGGGTTGCTATCAGCATTATCTTGTATATCAGCGTGGTCTGCTTGCTTCAAAGCATCAGAAGACTGCGATATACCTCTTAGTAATGTAGGTATAGATCTTGAAATAACACTCATAGTTATCTAATTAAAGCACTAGAAGGATTGTAGGTGTCAAAGACATTTGTAAGAGAAGGATCTCCTCGTAGCATATTGTGATCTCCATTTGCTAAATCTGTTTCCATTAATATAGCTCTAGCTCTTACCTCATCTTGCTGTGTATAAGTTCTTAATCCTTGGTCACTTACAAGTCTATCAACAAATATCCTTGCAGCTTTGATATTCATATAGTATCTAGCTGGTTCTGGTATCTCACTAAAATCTCTAAAATAAACAACAGTACAAATCAAGTCTTCTTCAAATTCAAACTTATTATTTTGTCTGTCATATAATTTTAAACCACGTTGTATAGGATCTATGGTCGGGTGTTGATGAATATTAGCATCTACTCTTAATACATCAGCAGGTAAGTTTACATGATTAGATCCATCTCTAGTAAGAGTTACATCTGTTTCAGTATTAAAAGACCAACCTTCTGACTGTACACTTTTGTTTACTTCAGTAAGAGTTGATTGAGCAATACGAGCATCAACAGGAAGAGTACCGACAAGACTGTTTATAGGTGCTTCTCCTATAGCAGCCAACATAATGTTGATACATTCAAGTTCTGTGGTTTCAGCTACAGCCATTAGTTACCACCTATAAGTTTATTTCTAATCTTAGCTGTTTCTTTTACAAATCTAGATTTTTCAGCAAGCGTAGTCTTACCTGTATCGTTCATCTTTTGATTGTAGGCATCAACATAAGCTTGACCTTCTAGACCAAGAATACCTTTTTTCTTTTTATTCTTGCCAAACATAATTAATACCCTTTCTTTTTAATCTTAAGTGAGTCTCTCCCACCTTTCTTTTTTTTCTTCTTTGATGAATACATAGCTATAAAAAAAGGGTATCTAATAATAAGATACCCTATAAATTGAAATTAAGAAGCAGATAACTTAATAGTAGCTGCACATTCTGGTCTTAGGATTCCATGACCAAGAGCATACTTAGCAACCATTAATGTACCTTGATACATAATTCCGTAGTCAGAACCAGAGATCTCAGTTGTCATGTCCATAAGTTTTACTGTACCAACAGCAGACTTGTGGAAGACAAGACCAATAGTTTTACTATCGTCACCTGAGTAAGTGTTATTAGCACCACTTGGGTTAGATCCTACGTTTGACTGAGGTACGTTATTAGACATCATTACAGGGATGCCAGCTACTTGTTGTACCTTACCAGAAGCAAATGAACCATTACCTTGTGGGTTGAAGTCAACATCTACAGTTCTAGTAGCAGATTCAGCAAGTTTGTAGTACTCAGCAGGTGGTAGTACACAGAAACGATCTGTTGGAGGAATGTCTCTTTCGTCAAATGTCTGTGCAATATCATAGATAGCTGCTGCTATCTCATCACCAGTTACATCAGAAGATGCTGTATTACCATTAGCAAGTGTTAATACAAGACCACCATTACCACCTGTAAGAGTAGTAGATGCTCTTGAAGCATTTGCTATTTGCTTGGCTACGTTTTGATCGTAAGTACGAGCAAGTGCTTTACCAAGTTCATCAGCGTAAGTTGCTCTTACGTCATAATGATTTTTGAGTTCATCTATTGAAGCAATGAAACTCTGTGCAATTAGAAGATCATCTATGTTGATAATCTTTTCATTCGCTAAGATCTGGTTTGCTCCTACAAGTGGGTTGCCTACTGTATGGTACGCAGCAGTCGCAGTTCCTAGAACAGGAAACTGTGCTGATTTTCCACTTGTAATAGTACGAACTGAATGAAGCTGTTCATTAAAAATGTTATTTCTGGTGAACGCAGTTAGCACTTCCCCCGAAAAGATTTTTAAAAACAGGGCATCAAAGCCTGTTCCACTATTGTTAACCAGACCAAGGCGAGAGGTAGTGGCGTTAGCCATACGAAAACTCCTTAGTTAATGTTTAAAAATTTGAGAAACTAACTTTGCTTCAATCCTTTCTCACAAGTGTTATCTGACGCATCAGGCACTTAGATATTTAGATTTCTACTCTGTTAAGTTTTTACTGACCCACAATTCCACTTCCTTAAAGCAAGGGCTTTGCGAGTTAACTTGCCATCTTTCTTTAACGGTCCTTTTGCAGCAGACATTCTTGCACAAAAAGATTTCCTTCTTGATTTTTGTCTAGCCGAAAGACCTGTCTTTTTAGTAACAGGTGCTTGCAAGTTTCCACCTGTTGCTTTGTTATATTTCCTACGACCAGAAGCAGTCAAACCCCCTGTAGGGTCTTTATCCTTCTTGGTAAGAGATACTCCTTTAGACATAAAAGATGTAAGCTATTTAAAATATAGCATTATTACGCAATCTTTAAACTATTTCTATTCTTATTTCTTTTGTGACTGTAAGAAATTCTTTTACTACTTGTCTTAGCTTTTTTAAATCTTGCCTTTTCTGTACTGCTTAATTCTTTTGTAGTCTTTGGAGTCTTACTACTAACTCTTTTAGAAGGTCTGCAAGCAGGGTAAGGTCTGCCTTTTTCATTAGTACCTCGACCACATTTCTTGCCTGTTTTTACATCTACCCACTTTTCATCAAACCATCTTTTAAGACTCATTTGCCTACTTGTTTCTGTGCTTTGTTATGAGCAGCTTTAAATGATGTACCTTCACGCATGAGTTTTTTCATCATGTCCATGTGTTTTTTAGAATGATGCTCTGAATGTTTCTTCAGAGTTCTCATTTGACTAAGAGTTAGCTTTGCCATTTTTCTTTTTGTTTTTTAGTTTACGAACTAATAAAAAATCTTCTTTGGTAAGTTTACCATCACCAGTTTTATCAAGACTTTTTTTTTGTTTGTCTGTTAGTTTTTTCATTTTAAGAATAACCTCCACCTGCTGCTTTGTATTGTCTTACAAGTTGTCCACTTGCATAAGCACTAGGCCATTTTTTGACCCTTGCTTTTACTTAGCTTTTATTCTTGCGTAAAAGCTTTGGATTTGTAGGTTTAGCCATTACCGAATACGTTAGAACCAGCTAAACGTGATTTAACATTTTCTGTATAAGCAGAATCTTTTTCCCAGCGAGGATCAGACATAGCAGTAACAACTTCTGCTGTTGTTCTGAATGGTGTGGCACTATTACCAGCAGCACGACCTGAGTAAAGGTCTGGTTCAATTCCCATAGCGTTATTGTATTGTGAGTAGATACCTTGAACAGCCAACTTAATAGCAGGTCCATCCCCGACATCAGTTAACTTATTGAAAGCATCAACTTCTTCAGCAGGTAAGTTTTCCATAGCCCAAGAAACCATTTGACCATAGCTATCATCACCACCAACTGAATCTCTAATACCTTGTGCATCTACTTCACCTGCCATACCAGCATTGCGAAGACCATCTAAATAGGTATCAATAATTTGTTTTGAGAAACCTGCTTCACCTAACTTGTTGTAATCATCTTCAGAGATCTCATCATTTTCTTGAAAACGATTTGATATGTCTTGAGCATCAATACCAACTTCTTCTAGTACAGAAGCAAGACCATCTCCATAAAATTCTTCAGCATTAAAGTCAGAGTCATTAGTCTCTGTTTCTGTCTCTGTCTCTTCTGTTTGTTCTTCTGCGTTACCCTCTGGTTCTTCTCTAGTTTGATCTATAGCTCCAAGCTTACCTTCAAGTTCTTTGTAGCTTCCTACTAAATCTTCTACGCTTTTGAACTTACCAGCATATAAACCATTCTCGTCTTTTAAACCTTCCAAGTCATTAGCAGACATTGGTGGTGTCTCTGAAACATTTACTTGTGATGAAGTCATAGTGGTTTTTTTATTTAACTATAGTGAATTGTACTGCCATGTCTAGTAGTAACATCACCAGACTTCTCAGGTACAGGGTTTTTTTCGTTCTGTCCTATTGGACTGACAATTGCTTTTTCAGATTTAGAGATAAACTTTCCGTCTTCATCTCTTTCTCTAGACTTCTTGTTGGGCATTGGGGTCCTCCATTGGTTGTTGTGAAGCTGCTGCATCAGATAACTTCTTAGGATCAACTAAAGGTGAGCCTAAAGCAGCAGGTCCAAGACTTTGAATAAGCTGTTGTTGTTGTGCAGCTTGTTGTTCTGCTTGGATTTCTTCTTGTGTTTTTACTAGATTAGCAGTATCTATTCCTATACTGGTAGCAAGACGTTTGACCGCTTCATCCACATTAACGTACTGTCTCATTACATCTGGTCCTAAAGCTTGAGCTACAGTTCCAATAAACTCAATCAGTTTGTTCTTATCATTACCTCTACCAAGACCTGACAAACCTGTCACTATCTTAGGTGTTATCAAATCATCAGGCAGCTTTGGTACTTTACCTTGCCTTACTAATATGTGCATCCTACGTCTAAGGTATGGTAGTTGAAACTCTTGAGTCAAGATACTGTAGATACCACCAAGACTATTCTCTAGCTCTTGTGCCATAAGATTTATCTCTGCTGCTGTCACTCTTTCTGCGTCACGTTGTACTGATCTAGCCATAAGGAAAGCAAACTCAAGTCTTGCTTCTATTCTTTGTATTGCACTAAAAGCAATACTAAAATCTCCACTTTTACCTACTTGCATCACAGAAATATCAGAAGCAAGTCCTTCTCTTACTGCTCCATTCGGTGCTTTGCTTATGGTTGCTGCCCTTGTTACTCCATTAGGATTGACTAGAAATAAAGTTTTAGCAGAAGCAGCAGCACCTTCAATGATTGCTTGCATTAAAGACTCAAGACTAATCAAGTCTCCTCTGTATTCTTCTACATATCCTCTTCCGTAATCTTCTCCATCAATCCGAATGAACCTGAGAGGTAGCCAAGGTGTTACATCTATTCTTGATCTGCCATCTGTATTAGGTATCTTTTCTCCTTTACATTCTTGGAACCAGAAGACATCATCATTAACTCTTTTAATGTGTGTATATATATCAAGATCATTCTCCATTGTCTTGGCATCATAGTTCTCTTTCTTCTTGATCTGTTCTAAGAAAGCAGCAGGTAAAGCTTGGGGATGTATTGTTTCTTTAGTTAGTATCTCTAATACATTACCGACTTCATCACGCTTGCAAACAAACTTAGATAGTGGATATACCTTTAGTCCTTTCTCTGTTAGGTAGAGAAGGACATTACCTGATACAACTAAATGTTTGATGGCTTCAAACATAGCAACCCTATCATTAGATATTTCTATCTGATTCATCAAAGCATTTTCTATAGTGCGTAGTCCTTTATCTATCTCACTCTGCATTTGTTCTTGGCCTTGCTTTCTTATCTCAAGGTCATCTATTTCTAATTTAAAAAATGCTGTGCTTGGTGGAAGCAAAGTCATTAATAATTTATTCGATAAAGAATTAACACCACGACTACCAGTAGCTTGAAAAGGTGTCTTGATTCTCGCTCTTGTACCTGATGTTTGTTCTGGTATCAAGCTAGGTATCGTTAGCTTAGAAGATTCTTTTGCTTCTCTATCATAGACAGACCTACTACTAACAAGTGCTTCGTACCTACCTGCTGCGGTTGTGCCTTGTGTCGAGTATTCCATATTAAGTTGGGTAGTTTAAATCTCCACCTCTACCACCATCAAGCAATGGTATCTGTAATGACTTAGTTCCCATTCTTCTACCTTGAGCTATTTTGGTTTCTGAAGTTTTTTTCTTTTGTTGTTTGCCAACAACAACTGCATCAGCAGTTTCTTCTATAGGAGAATCAACTGGTTCGGGTGCAGGTGCAGGTGGGGGTGATGGTCTTCCAAAGCACATAGCAGGTGCATATTATTTTTTTCTTATCTTAGCATGAGCTAAATAATTGTCTTCTTTTTTGTTTTGGTTAGCTTTTGTGCTGTCGTAATAGTTGGGTTAGAAAAGTTTTTAGTTTCTTTTTGTTTTGCAATCTTTAAAGAATCTGCTGCTTCACTTTTTTTCTTTGTATCTTCAAGACCTTCTTGCTCACCTGTAATTACAACAGGATCATTTTTACTTTTATATTTTTCAACTCTAGGTTGAGTACTACCACCACCAAAACACATAGTTAATTCTCCAAGACTTTGTTATTGAGCATGGTTTCTTTTTGTCTTTTCTGTTGCTCAATTAAATAGTTAACAACAGACCTTTCCCCTGCACGATACCATACTTCTCGATCAGTAAGCGATAGGTCTGGATGTCTATTAGGAAACACTTGATCTAAAGCTTCAATAAGTTCGTCAGTAATTACTGGTAAAGACACAAAGATTTAAAAGATATATCTATATTATATGTTACGCTGTAGATAGCAAGGAGTGGTTACCTTGTTGCAACGCAATAAAAAATCTCTAGGTAAGTGGTTCTATCTAGAGATTTTTTTATGGCTGCCAAAGTTTAACTTCACCTGTGCTGTAGTTATAATCTCCTTCTCTTAGTATTCTTGTAAGTCTTACATTGAGAATAGCATCAGCAATACTATAACCTTTCTTTGTATATGTCTCCTGTACCTTAGACCAAAGTGCATCTCTAGTATCTGGAGTATTGGCTAGTGTCTTGGAAGCAGTAACCATACCCATACCTTTAAGACCTGCGATACCATCACCAGAGTCACCAGCTAGTGACATCTCAAACCAATGCCTGTCTGCTTTCTTCTCTGTGATATGTAAGATCTCATCTTCTTGTATTAACTTACAAGGTATAGTCTTCATGTCTTTATCTACTGAGACTATGATTGGATTTTTATACTGACCGTTTGTGGCTAAAAGACCTAACACATCATCTCCTTCTAGGTTTGGATAGGCAGCAGATTCATATTCATTCTTAATTTTTTTAATAATACTTTTTAGTGCTAATGGTTTTCGTTTACCTATCCTATTCATTTTGTACTCAGGAAATATCTCATGTCGAAATGTAGGGTAAGAAGTAAAGCACATAACCACATCATGCTTGTCTTCTGCTATCTGTTTATATACTTCTAACCTGCTTTCAATCAGGTTCATTATATCTCTTTCATCAGAGTGAAGAGTATGTTGCCATTCATTCCATCTTGTATCTATTTCACAAGCACAACAAGAAGAATAAACAAGCCAATCAGCATCAATTAATAAAGTCATAGTTCAGCAAAATCATTTTCATATACAATTAATCGACCTGTCTTCTGGTCGTATAATAATTTATCTACTTCTCCTGTCATCCCTGTATGTCTAGACTTGAGTACCTTTAGCTGTAATCGCTGTCTCTCACTAGCATCCCCTGTCTGGTTTCTGGAAGCACTCAGTACTACATCACTTAGTTGGAGTAGTGAATGAGATCCTCTCAAGTCTGAGGTATCAACTTCCCTGCCTGACTCATGTGATTGTCCTTGTGGTCTGCGTAAGTGACTGACTAATACAAGAGCTATACCTGTAGCTTCACATAAACTTCTTAGCTTGGTCATTATAATATCTATTGCTTTACGTTCATTGTCTAACTCAAGACCAGATAAAACTATACTGATGTGGTCAAGGATTACTACCTGCACTCCATCTACTGTTGCCAAGTATCTGATCTGTTCAAGCAGTACATCAGGTTCAAGACTACCGAAGTGATTGTATAAAAACAGATTACGACTTGAAGTAAGTTTATCAAAGGCAGTCTTTAAGCTCGCTTCATCTATACCATCTTCAGTTAGATGTAAAGGAACATTTAAATCAATGCCTACTAAACCTTGAAGTGTTCTTTGTACTGATTCTTCTAGTCCTATATAACCAACCTTCAATCCTCTCTTCAAGAAGTGATGGCAGAATTCTCTACAGATTGTGGACTTACCTGCCCCACTTGCAGAAGCTACTGTAAATAATTGGCTAGGAAATAATCCTTTTGTAAAATCATTTAGTTTAGGAAAAGGAAAATCTGTTACAGCTTTACTTGTTTCTTTAGTAAATAAATCCCAAGCATCAGCAGCATTGATTAAACAATCAGGTCTTACTGGTCTAGCTTTCCATAATCTTTCTTGTACTAAATCTCCTTCACCTTCTACAAGATGATCGTTAACATCATTACGATCTAGTCTTGCTATTGCAACCTTACCTTTAGGTAAGACTTCCATACATTTATCTGCTGCTTTATTACCAGCATCATCGTTATCAAAGCAAAGAACTATACGACAATAAGTATCTAACCATTTGTAGTTGGCTGCTAAATACTTAGCTGCTGACTGCACTCCTGATGGTATTGATACACAAGGAAACTTGTTGCCTTGTATTTGAGATCCACTCATACAATCAATCTCACCTTCAAAGCAGCTTACAAATACAGATCCATTGCTGCCATGCTGTCGCCATAGGTGTTGACCCCATAGTTGGACGTTAGATATATCTCCTATCCAAACAAACTTCTTGTCTTGAAATCGTACGTGTTGTGCTACATCTCTACCTTGTTGGTCTTTATAAGTAGCAACTTGAACAGGCTGTCCTCTATATTCTGCCTGTCCATAACCAAATAGTTCGCAAGTCTCTTTGGTGATTCCACGTTTAGCTAAAGGTATAGGTGTTACCTTTAATAGTTTTGGATTTGTTTTCTTTAATGGAATGATGTTACTCACTTTCTTTTCTTTGTCTTGGTTGGGGTAGTAGGTGTATTCGCAATCCATAGTGAAGCAATGTTCATGCCCATCATCAAAGACTGCACAGTTTTTTTTGCCACACTCAGGGCAAATCTTTTTATTCTTGTATTGACTCTTCATCTAAGTTACATTTGTGTTCTTGTAAATTAACTTCAACCCAAGTCATGCCATTGAAAACTCTCCACATATTATTCATGTGATCAAAAAAAGTATCACCTGCTTTAGGGTTATCAGGTTGTGGGTAAGTCATACCATTCAGTAGGAATTGTTTTATCGCAGTAGAGAAACCCATGCCTATCGCACCATGCACCATAGGTAAGGCTTCTCTTTGCTTTGCTTAATCGTGTCTTGCTATTTTGAAAACAAAACCTGATGTCTAGTTCGGGTCTTGTCTCCTTAATAACAAGATGCTTTCTGCGGTCTTCAGTCGAAAAATATCCTTTCGTTTCAACAATAAAATTGTTGAGGATAAAGTCAGGCTTGTAGCTGTAACTAATTGTGTAGTCAATGCTGATAGTTTCATAAGTAAATACTATTTTCTTTTTGTGTAAACTGTCGGCAAAAGCAGCTTCAAACTTGCTTTTGTATTTAGAAGTCGGCTGCTGTGGCAGTCGCTTTCTCTTCGTAGGTCGTTGGTTCTGCTGTCTCGAAGTCACTTGCTCCACCTCCACCTGTAAAGGGAACTATATTTCTAAAGCAAATACTTAATGGCATACATCTAATACCCACACCATTACCACCTGCGTTATATCCAGAAGCTAAGAAAGATACTTGTCCTTCTGTCTCTGGACTTATCTTCTCCATCTGTAATCTTTCATCCTCATTCATAAGAACTACTTGACCACTTTGTTCTTCAGTCTTATAGAAAGCAACAGGTGTATTAATACCCTTCATGCCTTTATAATTTTTCTTTAGTCTGATAACTAAATCACTTTCCTCGAATGACCAAGGGAAAGATGGTTGTCCTGTCTTTGAACTCTTAGTTAAACTAAAAGATCTATCAGGGAAAGCAGCTTTCAGTTGACCCTTCCATATCTCTAGTAATCCTTCTAGTTCTTCAATGATATAAGCAGTAGCTTCTACCATCTTGCCTTCTTTGTTTTTCATCATTGAACCTACTGGTATCAATGCTTCAGTCTTCCACTTCTGTTCACCCATGTACTCATCAGGTGTTACTAGATAAGAGTAACGAAAGCGAGTTCCTACTGGGGTGACTAACTTAATAGTCTCCGATTTAATGTTGTCCATTTTTTACCTTGGTAATTAACTGGTTAGTTCGTCTAAATTAGACGTTCGTTTATTGTACCTTAGTTCTTTATTAAGTAAATATATATGGTGCATTTAACACATCAGTAATATTAAAATCCCCCATGCGTAGTGCCTTGGGTAAATCCTTTGTCTCACTCAGTTGTTGTACTGCCTGATGGTATAGATTATCTAAATTATTATCACTATAAATATCATAGAAACTTTGCTTAACACATTGGATTAAAGTTTCTAATTCACTAGCTGGACTACCATAGCAATCGTGGATAATACAGAATTGATTTAGTCCTTTCTTACTGGCAGCAACCAAACTTAAATGGCAATGAGCAGCGTCAAGACTATGAATATAATTACTAGGAAAACATTGGTGTTGTTTTCTTTTATCTACCTTAGTCTTATCTGTTTCAGCTAGGTTTAAATATATAGTTGAGTTACTTATCTTACTCTTAACTCTTTTACTTTGATTCACATAATAGTTTTGTTCGATAAGAAAACCTGATGGGCTATGCCAACGTATAGGTTTGTTCTCTTTATTAAAGCAGCGAGCAATAGTAGCTAAGTGTTTTAAAAGCAAAGGACTCTCAGGGGTTACAGACTTTACAGAATGTTCAATCAAATGTGCCAAGTAAAAGTTATTACGAAAATTTTTTGCCATTGAAATGTTTTCGTTTACAAAATATCTTTCTATGTAATTAGCTATGCCAAATGTTGTTGAGTTATAAGGAATCATAAGCACAGGTTTCTTTATAAATTTTCTAGTTAATTTATCTTTAATTGCAAGCCACTCTTTAGCTTCTGGTTTATCATCTTTCTCTAATTCTTCTAGTAATACATCAAGGATTTGTTTATATAAATCTTGCGGTTGGTTTACATTCTGCAAGTTAACTTTATTAGCTAGATGTTGGTTGCCTGTAAGACCTGCTATGTGTTGATAGCCATTGTTAGTACCATCAAGGCAGCAGCAATGATGAGATACATAACCCCACCCATCTCTTTGAAACTCTGCCCACTCTCTACACCACCCAAGAAACTGCCAAGGTTCTTTTGCTTTACCCCATAAAGCTACATGAGCAATAGGATCATCATATATTTGTAGAGCTAAATCAGTACCAGCAATGTAAGCCCACTCCAATCTATCTTCATAGGATTCTTTGTTAAGACCCCAATGATTAGCACCTGCTATGGCTAACCAGTTTAATTGTTTCTTGTTATTGATAGCAGCACCCTTATGAAATATATGTAGTCCTCTAGCTACGTCATTACCTTGTGGATGAAAGTGTGCAGTAACAGGGTACATCCTACCTGTCCAATCAAATTGATATACATGAAAGAACTTTTCATCAGAATATTTTTGTGCGGTATCTATCATTGAAAGTATTTGATAGCGTTTGCTTTTATTGTGTGCGTTCATATCATGTATAAGAGAAGCTAAGTATCTCCATTCCTTTCGAGCTTCCTTATTGGTATCTATATCAAGTGGTTTCGTAGGCAGCTCAGCTAGTTCTCTATCAATCAATGAACCTACTTCTATTCTTTCTTCCCAACAATACACAAGAATTTCAAGCACAAATTTGTTTACAGTCCAAGCCGTTTGACTCGCCAGAGTTAACGCTTTCAGACTTGTTGATAAGTTTTCTTCTTGTAATCTCTTTATCGAATCTCGATCAGTCGTCTTGATTGCTCTAGTCTGTAGTCTCTCGGTGTAGTAACCACCATCATTAATAGAAGTCCAAGGTCTAGGCATATCGAAACATGGTTGTAGTAGTGGGTAAGCAGCAATACGATTAGATCTTCCTTTCCTTATGTACTCCATAAAGACTTCAGTAAAAATAATATGTGAGACTGTAGTATTCTTAATCCTTTTATTTATTATCTTGACCATGCCTATTTTTGTCATGGTTAACTCAATAAGTTTTAGCCCAACCCTAAGTTTATTAGCTCTAGTCCAAGTCTCAAACTCATGGCCCTTCTGGTTCATGTGATAGACCATAAGATTTCTCTTATATCTTTCGTGTCTTGTATCACTTGTATGTTTAATAATATTTTTAAAGTGTTTCGGATCTACCTCCTCGAACTTAGTAAACCTAAGTTCATCCTCTAGCATTTGCCCTATCTTTAATGCAGTTGAAGTTGTTGTTTTAGATTGTGAAGTGCTATCTATTATTACTTTAAAAGCAATAAAAGATACTACGTCTAAGTCAGGGAACTGTGATAGGAACAAGGCGGATATAGCCTTGACTCCTACCTTGCCAGATAAAGATTCAAAGATATGTTTCTCTAGTTCCTTAGTCAGTTGTTCAAGACCAGCTTCAATCATGTTGCGAGCATAGTAATTCTCAGACTCCCTGCCCTTCTCAATGTTTCTGTTTTGTTTACTGATCTTGTTATAGGCTGAGATACTACAGATACTTTGCTCTAGCTCCAGTTGTTTCTTACTAGGTTCAGACATTGATCTTATCCCTTAATGCTTCAAGCTCTTCTGTCCTCCTAATACAATATTCTATTGACCTATTGTAATTTCTTTTCTTACCTATATCATTTTCTTTTTGTGCTAAATCAGTCCAGTATTTTATAAACTTCTCTTCTTCCCTTAATGCTTTTTTAATAGATTGATTAATAAAATAAATTTGACTGTCAGTAAATTCCATCAGTTCAACACCTCCACTACAGAGTGCAAAGCCTTTGGTGCTAGGTGTGCATAGATCATGGTTGTCTGTATGTCCTCATGCCCTAGCCAATCCTTTACCAGTAGTAAGGGAACACCACGTTGTACTAATCTTGAGGCACAAGTATGTCGGCATAGGTGCAAGGTATAAAACTTCTTATCGGCATAGCCTAAGTCCTTCCTAGCTCTTTGCCATATAGTATTTAGTTCTGTATAGTCCAAGCTAAATACCTTATCAAAATCTTTTAGATCATAGGAATGATAAGTTAATATATCTTTTACTCTGTAAGTCATAGGTACAGCTACAGCTTTATCATTCTTTCTCTCATTAAAATTTATTTGATTATTTTCAAAATCAATAAATCTTTTTTCTAAGTTTAGTAGCTCGTTAACCCTACACCCTAAGTCTATTAGACACTCAATAATATTTTTAGCTTCGTTATACAATGAACTTGCTCTGTATCTATGTTCATTGGTAAGTATATAATCAAGTAACTCTGTCTCCATATCCTTAGTTAAATATTCTACCTTTTGTTTCTTTACCCTATGTCTTTTAGGTAGTCGGATTTCTTTGATATGTCCATCATCAATCATGCTATCAAGTACCACTTTAAGATACCCTCGTTTAGTATTGATGACCGCTTTACTATTCTTCAGTTCGTCCCTTAAATAATCCATCATCTTATTTACTACTGGTGTAGTTATTTTATTTACAGGCAAGTCTCCAATAGCTTTGATGTTATGTTTCATAGCTATTAAAAAATTCTGTGCTGAGTCTGTGCCATTGTAAGTTCTCTTATACACAAGCCTTGCAGCTTCCGATAAGGTTGGTACTTTAGTTTTCATTAGTGGTTCTCTGTAAGGTTAGTTAGGTGTCAGGTCATCTATCATTTCAAGATAACCTTTCTTGCCAAAGGCAATAAGATCAGGGATTGTATATTCTCTTGTAGAAAACTTATGTCCACAAGAAAGACACACCCTACGTCTATAGACATAAGGTGTGTCGCTTTTATTTCTAAAGCCTTTTGTCTGTTCAGCTTTTCTATGCTTAGTTTCCCGAACTTTAACGTCTAGGCTTTCGCATTTAGTACACTTCATAAATCTTCTTCCCATAGTTTGATAAGTGTTTTCAATTCTGCTATCCGCTTTTCAGCATTAGCTTTTTTCTCTAGCTTTCGTATGCTGATTTGTTTCAACATGGCTTGAGTTTCTTTGTTGATCTCTTCCATAAAATTCATTCGTTGCTCCAATCTCTTTTGTTTATTGGTACTCTCATTTTTATTGATGCAATAAAATAAGATTCACCATCTTGATTTTTTCTAATGACACTTTGACATGAAAGTGATTGATCAAAAGGACATTCAAATTGATACTTAGTAATCTTTTTAAAGTACTCATCTTTTGGAATGTCAATAAATTTTCTTTCGTCCTGTTTCATTGTGGTTCTCCTTTTTTTAAATAGATGAAATAGTTTTTACAATTAGTCTTTTAAGTATGATGATTGCTTGCTTGTAATCAAGATCTTTATAGGCTTCCGTATCAGGTAGTGAGCCTGTAATCCTACAGGCTCTATAGTAGATAGACTCTAATTCCCAATACGTTTGTGAGGTCTTACGTTTAATCATCAGGGACAAATAAACTCCATGCAAACTTCTATACCTTTTTTGCATAAATCTATTTGCTTCTCAGTTAAGTGAGGTTCAATAGATGCTGCAATCTTTTGGCACTCTAAAGATTTTTGTTTGTTTGGTGCGGTAATTGCAAGCATTAACGCTTGAAGATAAGCGTGTTCATTATTTGTAATTTTCATGTGGCTCCTGTTGTTTTGGTTAATGGTATTGGCATACCTGTATATAAGTATGCCAAAAGATATAAAGAAAGTCAACCTAATTGTTTTATAAAATAAGCTGACTAACTTTGGGCTACGGAAATCTAGTCGTGAAAGTTAGGTAAGAACTTGCCTTCCTGTGTTTCAACTTTGGTTTCCTCTACAAATTCTGGGTACTCTGTAGCAAGTCGTTTATCATGGTCTTGTAGTCCATATTATTTTCTACAAGATAATCTTTTTTCTCTTGTTGTACTCTTTCTTTAGTTGCTTTAAGTTCTTTGATACGACCTTTTAAATATCTAATGTCAGATAAATATTCTTTTATATGATCGTCAACTCTTGAGAGTCTTGTATCAAAGTTTGCAGCTTCAGTAAAAAGCTCATCTTCTTTTCCCCAATCAAGAGAATCTCTTAAGACTCTTTCATAATGATTCAAGTCATCATTCCAGAAATCAGATTCTTCTCCTCCTAAATCAAACATTTTAGTGTGGTATTTATGTAAGATTTTGTAAGCTTTTTCAGCTTGATTGTAATAATGTCCAGCTTTCATAATTTAATAGTGGTTCTAAGGTTTACAAGTGAAAGGTTTATGAGCCTTTCAGAGAGGGCTAGAAAGCCCTCTGAGAAAGATTCTAATTATCAGGTTCTAAAAATACATAGGTGCAATAATCTCCACCTAGTAAATCAGGAAGGTATGATATACCCCATTTAAAATTGATGTCTTCTAGTACATCTAC